GAATCAGGTGGTAATAAAATGAGATTTGAGAAGGAAAAAGTGTTTGATGTTTCTAAGAGGTTAGCAAGGTGGAGTAAAAATAACTTCAATAAGAAAGATGAAACTGGTAAGTTTAAGTTAGATGCTACAGGAAATTCTTACATAGGATATTGTAGCAAATGTAGAGTATCAGATTTTTTCAATAAATGGGAATTACAAAACCTTGATAGTAGATGTTGTAAAGTAAAGATAATTCCAGTTAGAGAGGATAAATGAAATCAGGCTGGAAAGCAGCACAAGGAAATGAAGATGCAGATCTAAAGATTATATCTCTAGGAATGGGGGTACAATCTACTGCTGTATATTTAATGAGTTCTATGGAATACAAATTGCCCAGAGCAGATTATGCTGTCTTTGCTGATCCACAAGCAGAACACCCTAAAACTTATAAATTATTAGAATGGTTGCTTGATTGGAAAAAGAAAAATAATGGGATAGAGATCATAGTAAATAAAGAGGAGAATTTATATACAGATATTAAAAGTGCATATAAAAACAATACTAGAGTGGTTTCTATTCCTGCACATACACATAAAAATGGAATAGTAAGAAGGCAATGCACAGAAACTTATAAGATAAATCCTGTTATAAAAAGTGTTAGAAAATTACATGGATTAAAGCCTAGAAAAAGAATGAAACCAACAGAACTTTGGCTAGGAATATCTACTGATGAGATTCAAAGAATGAAAGAATGTTGGAAATATAATATAGATTATTTTTATCCATTGATTTATCACAATATGAGTAGGGCAGATTGTATGAATTTTTTTAGAGAGAATAATTTTCCAATTCCTGTAAAATCTAGTTGTGTGTTTTGTCCATTCCACTCTGATAAGTTTTGGAGATCTTTAAAAATAGAAAATGGGAGTGCTTGGAAGATGTCTGTAGAAATAGATAAAATTATAAGACAACACCCTAAAATGAAACAAAGACAATATCTTTCAAGACATTGTAAACCTTTGGATCAGATAGATTTTCAAGAGAATCAGACAGATTTGTTTGTAGAAGAATGTGAAGGCTATTGTGGTCTTTAGAAATTGAGGGGAGTGTCCTTAACCTTTCAAATCCCTACACTCTCATAGGGTTTGATCTCCATGCTCCCCTCAGTTAAATGTAATAAATGTGGAGAAAATAAATCTCAAGATAAGTTCTATAAAGTTTCAGGATATGTAATCAGGACCTGTCATAAATGCTATATAGAAATAAGAAAGAAAAGGAGCAAGGAAATTGCTAGAAGAAAAAAGGAAGCTAAATGGTTTTGAGTGAAAGATACAAAGTAGAATCTATAAAATCTCAAGAAACCTATGACTGGTTATTACATAAACATTATGCTAAAAGAATACCATCTATTTCTTATTCTTTTGGGTTATTCAAAAATAAAATATTAGAGGGTGTATGTACTTTTGGTATGCCACCAAGTCCAAATTTATGTGAAAGTATAGCAGGGGAAAAATATAAAGATAAAGCTATAGAATTAAACAGGCTATGTGTTAATGAAGGTTTGCCTAAAAATTGTCTATCTTTTTTTGTTAGCAAAGCACTTAAAATAATAAAAGATTATGACATTGTTATTAGTTTTAGTGATATAAATATGGATCACAATGGGTATATATATCAGGCTTGTAATTTTTTATATACAGGAAAAACAAGCAATAGAAAACAATTAATAGATAAACATGGTAATGAATTTCATTTTAGAAATGTAGGACACATTCAGAAAAAGTTAAATGGTAACAAAAATACAAAGCATAGAAAAAGAAGATTAAATGAGGATAGTTTAGATAGGCAGGTTATTGCTAATTATTTAAGAGATAATAAAGGGGAATATACTGCAAGTCAGTTAGATAAAATTTTTGGGTATAAAGATACTACTGCACATTGGTTTAGATTAGATAAGGGCTTTAGTTTTCCAACTGTAGACGATTGGATTAAATTAAAAGAAATATTAAAGTTTGATAATAGCTTAGATGATATTATGATAAACTATGAGTGGTTTCCTGATAGAAAAGACATAATAAAACAACTTGAATTAAAAGAGGTAGATATAAACCCTAAGCACAGATATTTATTTATAAAAGGTAAATACAAAAATAGAATATTAGATAGCTTAAATTATGAAATTAAGCCATATCCTAAAGGCAAGAATAAAAGATATGATGCAAGTTATAAGCCTGTAATACAAGGGAAATTATTTTAAAATGAATAACTTAGAAACTATAACAATAGACCATAAAGTCTTTTCAAGAAATGCTATAGATAAGATGCACTGGGCAGAGAAAGGAAGATTGAAAGGGCAGTACAGGATCTTAATTAGGAATCAGATGAGGTTGAATAAGATAAAAGCAACTGAAGATAAGTGTGTAATAAAGATAGAATGTCATGTTAAAAGATTAATGGACACAGATAATATGTGGGGTGGCTTAAAACAATTTATAGATGCTTTATGTACAGAAAACTTTATTTATGATGATAGCACTACATGGTTAAATATTAAAGAAATTAGACAGATCAAAGCAAAGGAATCTAAGATAGTTGTAGAAAGAATGGTGTGTTCTTGATTATAATATGCCTATGGCTAATGCTAAAAAAGATACAAAATCTACAGGCAGACCAAAGAAATATGATATAGATACAGAAGAAGTAGAAAAGTTGGCAGGATTTGGTTGTACTAACAGAGAAATGGCTAGTTTTTTTGGGTGTTCAGAAGATTTAATTAAAAAGAGTTATTCCAGTTTTCTGACAAAAGGGAGAGATGAGGGAAAAATTAGATTAAGAAAAATGCAATGGAATGCAGCAGATAGAGGTAGTGTTCCAATGTTAATATGGCTAGGCAAACAAGTATTAGGACAATCAGATAAACAAGAGATAACTGAAGTAAAACCAATAGATGATATAGTGTTTGATGGGTTGTAGTCTTACACTACATAAAGCAGACTATTTACCACACCAATTTGAATTTATAAAAAGTGGGTTTGTTGGAGAAAATAAAGACAAGAAAATAGTAGCCATGACAGGGGGTATGGGGAGTGGCAAAACATTTAGCTTCATAGTTAAGACAGCCATCAATCACATCACAAGAAAGAACAAAGAAGGTGTTAGCAATGGTTGGATCATATACCCTACTTACTCATTAGCAGAAGAGGTCTTTGTTCCTCCATTCCTAAAGATATTAGAAGACAAAGGTATTGCCTATGATTATAATGTATCTAAGCATACTATTAAAACAGCTTATGGAAACATAAAGATCTTCCAAATGATTAAGCCTGATAAGATTGTGGGTGTGTCTTTAAGTTATTGTGGCTTTGATGAGTTTGATGTATCAAGCTATAGGTATTGTGAAACAGCATTTAATAAAGCTATTGGTAGAATGAGGGATTGTGACAACCCTGAGATATATATAACTACTACCCCTGAAGGATATAAATATACTTACACTCTCATGGTAGAGAAATCAGATGATAATAAACTTTTAGTTAGGGGAAAAACAAAAGATAATGTATATTTGCCACAAGGATATTTAAAATTATTAGAAGATAATTATGATAAGAACTTATTAAAGGCATACTCTTTAGGTGAATTTGTCAACCTCCAACAAGGTCAAACTTTTTATGGATTCAACAGAGATGCCAATGTTCAAGCAGTACCATACAACAGAGCAAAGCCAGTATTGGCAGGGTGGGACTTTAACTGTGAACCCCAAGTCTGTGTACTTGCAAACCTTTATGAACAACAACCCCAAGTAAGAGTATTTGATTGCATAGCACTTACTCATTCAGGTAGTGGAGATCTCCTAACTGAAAGAATGTGTGAAACAATCAAGAATAAATACCCTAATAGTGAATACATAGCATACCCTGATGCAACAGGAGCATCTAGATCAACCTCATCAATGTACTCAGATCTAGATATAATTAGAAGGAATGGCTTTAAAATCAAAGCTATGAAAACTAATCCAAGAGTTGTAGACAGGGTTAATGCTACAAACAAAGCATTAGATGGAAATATAATAATAGATCCTAGATGCAGTACACTAATAGAGGATTTAGAGAAAACTTGTAACAAACAGGGGACAAGAGAAATAGACAAGAGCAATAAAATGTATAGCCATGCAAGTGATGCTTTCTCATACCTAATTCATTGGGAACTGCCTATTTTGAAACCTACATTGGGGAGTATTAAGAGATGATACCAAATTTAAATGAACTATTAGTTTTAAATGCTAAATTTGATGTTAAGCAGAAGTTAAAGAATGCTTGGAAAACAGCAAGACTAGATGCCTTAGAGTTTTATAAGGGCAGAAGTCTGCCATATACCATGGATTACTTTGATAAGACTTTGTTTGATAAAGTTCCTGCTGCTAATGTTAATGTAACCAAAAGAATAGTGGATAGAATTTCTCTTGTATATATGAAGCCACCCAAGAGAACATATACCAAAGAAGACACTCCATTATTATTCCACCATAAAGATTTTAAATTACAAAGAGCAGAAAGATTCACTAATCTGCTTGATGCTGTGCTTATTAAACCATGTATGAGATTCAATGATAAGAATG